TTTAAATGCTATTGGTACTATCTCTAATCTTATTCCTTTGGGAATTGCCAAAGCTATAGACGGAATTTCTGGAGGAGTTATTTCTTTATTAAAAATGGTTAACAACTATACGCAAAAATTCCAAGGATTAATTATTAATTTATTAACTAAACCTATTGAAATAGCGTTAAAGGGTGCAAGTAAAGTTTCCGAAGCTTTGGGATTAGGAAGCATTAACGTTAAATCCATTATGGGCGACATTACCGATATTGCTAAAGCTTCGTCTAAGGGTATAAACGACGCTATTAAAGGTTTAAAAGGAACTGATTTAGCGGGTGCGTTACAAGGCGGTATTAGTTCTATTGCAGATTATGGAGCAGGACTTATTTTCGACCCTAAAGCAGTAAAGGAGGAAGGCAAAAAAACCCTTCAAGAATTACAAGACAACGTTCTAGCTATTAATAGCGAAATCGCAGGAGGTCAACTTCAAATACAAGAAATAAATAAAAAAGCTAACGAGGATAACGCAAAAAGCGCTGACGATGCACAAAAAGCAAAAGAGGAAAAGTTAAAACAATATAACGAAAGCCTTAAAGCATTTTACGAAGCACAGGAAGCAGACCGACAAGCAAGAATAACTGACGCTCAAGAAAAGGAACTGCAAGAACTTGCGAACAAATTTGACAACGCTACTTACCTTGCGGATAAAGCGGGACAAGATACCAAAGCTATTACGGAACAATACGAAGCGGACACGATAGCTATTAAGGAAAAATACCGTTTAATCGACGAAAAACAAATGCAGGAAGCAAGCGCGAAAGCTTTAGCATTAAAAGTAAAAGCCGAACAAGAATTTAACGCGCAAATAGAAGCCTTACAAGAATTAAACTACCAAAATAGTTTAACTCCTCAACAAAAAGAATTAGGAGCAATACGCGAAAAGTATTTTGCTATGGAAGAATTAGCAAAAGGGAACGCGGATGCAGAAGCAGTTATAGCAGAAGCAAAGGGAAAAGAAATAGACGACATAAATAAGAAATACGCAGACGAAGAACAAAAGAGAAAAAAGGAAGCAGTCGACCGAAATTTAGATTTAGTCAAAAACGGATTATCATTAGTTGAAAGTATTACGGAGTTATTTGGTAAAAATGGGGAAAAGCAAGCGCGAAGAGCGTTTAATGTAAAAAAATCGGCGCAAATAGCTAGTGCAACAATTGACACTTACAAAAATGCCGTTTCCGCTTACGGCTCGCAGTTCGTACCGATTCCAGACCCGTCTTCTCCAGTTCGTGGGGGAATAGCCGCTGGAATAGCAGTAACGGCAGGCTTGGTAAATATAGCGAAAATCGCGAGTCAAAAATTTGAAGGTGGAGGTGGCGCAGGTGGTGGCGGTGGTAGTGTAGGCGGTGGTGTCGGTGGTGGTATGAGCGGAGGAACGCAAGCACCTTCTTTTAACGTTGTAGGTAATAACGGACTAAACCAATTAGCACAACTTCAACAACAACCTATGCAAGCTTTCGTAGTTAGTGGGGAGGTAAGCAGTGCGCAAAGCCTTGACCGAAATAGAATACAAAACGCATCAATTTAAGTTATACAATTATGAAAATAATCGAATTAATAATAGACGAAAAAGACGAGATGAGTGGAATAGACGCGGTAAGCGTGGTGCATTCCCCTGCAATAGAGGAAAATTTTGTAGCCTTACAAAAACACGAACTTGAATTAAAAGAAGTTGACAAGGAAAAGCGTATTTTAATGGGTGCGGCTTTGATCCCTAACAAACATATTTATCGAGTAAACGAAAAGAACGAGGAATACTATATTTACTTTTCTTCGGATACGGTACGCAAAGCAAGTGAATTGTTTTTAATGCGTTCAAATCAAAACAACGCTACCTTAGAACACGAATCTAAATTACAAGGAATGTCAGTTGTAGAGTCTTGGATCATCGAAGACGAAAAGAAGGACAAATCTAACCTTTATGGATTCAGCTTACCTAAGGGCACGTGGATGATCTCAATGAAAGTCAATAATGACAAAATCTGGAACGATGTTAAGGAAGGAAAAGTAAAAGGCTTTTCAATCGAGGGTTACTTTGCGGATAGATTAGAAATGAGTTTACAAGAAATCGAAGAAGCAGAATTGATTGAGCAAATTAAACAAATCATTCTTCAAGAAGAAAATTTAGAAAGTTATACTGACTACCCACAAGAAGCAAGCGAAAATGCTAAAATTGCGTTGAGATATGCGGAAGAAAATGGTTGGGGGGATTGTGGAACTCCAGTAGGAAAAGCTAGAGCGAATCAACTTGCAAATCGCGAGCCAATAAGCGAAGAAACTATTTCTAGAATGGCAAGTTTTGCACGTCAAAGAGAAAACGGACAAAAAGAATTAGGGGACGGATGCGGTCGTTTAATGTGGTTAGCTTGGGGCGGTGACGCTGGAGTCGATTGGGCACAAAGAAAGTTAGAATCCATTAAAAATAATTTTAAGAAATGAGTAACGAAATAGGAAGGTCAAGTCCAAGGGGTGGTAAGCGTGGTTGTTTATGTAAAAACGGAACTTACGATAAAAAATGTTGCGATGGAAGCTTACAAGCGCAAGGCATAGGAAATACATATGGACAAACAATTACGATTACTAGCGTACCCGCACCTCCAAATAACAGCACGCATACAGGCAACGGCGGAAACTAAAAATGCAACAGAACAAAAAAAGTTTAGTTATTTAGATATAAAATTAAATTACAATGGGTTTAAACGAAATGTTCAAAAAAATTGCTTCGATTGAAAGCGAAAAAACTGAGTTAGGTAAACACGAAGTTGAATTGGCTATCGTTGACGATATAAAAAAATTAGCAGATAGTTCGGATAAGTTTCAAAAAAATTTTATTGCTTCTTACAAAACAATTGTTACAGAAAGTACAAAAGCTATTGAACAAGGAACTGCCTACGTTGATAACGCTAAAAAATTAACAATTTTATTACAAGAATTTCAAGCAAAAGGAAAAGAATTAGGTTTAAATGTTAATGACAACCCTATTTACAAAAATGCTGAAAATATATTAGTAAAGGGAGATATTGACGCGGTAATGCAAAGAGTTTTTGACTTAAGAAAAATTAATTAAAATAAAACACAAATGAAAAATAGCACAATAAACAAAATCAAACAGCTTCTAGGAATGGAAGTAAATTTAGTCGAAATGATAATGGCTGACGGAGTAACTAAAATTTCTGCGGATGCTTTCGAAGCAGGAAACGAAGTATTCGTAGTAACGGAAGACGAGCAAATGATTCCAGTTCCTGTTGGAGAATACGAACTAGAAGACGGAATGATCTTAGTTGTAGTGGAAGAAGGTATGATTTCCGAAATTAAAGAAAAAGAAGTCGTAGAAGAAGAAATGCCAATAGAAGAAGAAACTTCAAAAGAAATGCCCGAAGAAGAAATGAGCGCTCCAATTTCTAACCCTAAGAAAACGGTTGAAAGCATCGTTAAAGAAACTTTCTTCGCAGAAATTGAAAACCTTAAAAAAGAAAATCAAGAGTTAAAAGCTAAATTAGAATTGCTTTCTAAAGTTGACGCAGTCGAAGAAACAAAGACCGAACTTACTGAAATGCCAACTCCTATTTCTTTTAACCCAGAAAACGAAAACAAAGTTGAAAACTTTAAGCTTTCGCCAAACAAACCTAAGTCTACAATGGACAAGGTTTTAGAAAAAATGTATAAATAATTTTAAATAAAAAAAAATGCCAACAACAACAAACATTACAACGACCTATGCTGGTCAATGGGCAGGAAAATATGTAGCGGCTGCGTTACTTTCTGCGCCAACAATCGAAAATGGAGGGGTAACAATTATGCCCAACATTAAATTTAAATCCGTGATTCAACGAATTGACACAAATGCAATTTTGAAGGACGCGACCTGTGACTTTACCCCAACTTCTACCGTAGATTTATCGGAGCGAGTTTTAGAGGTAAAAGATTTGCAAGTTAACCTTACTTTTTGTAAGTCTCAATTTCACTCGACTTGGCAGTCTCAAGAAATGGGTTTCTCTTCTTTTGACACTTTGCCAAAATCTTTTTCAGATTATTTAATCGCATACGCCGCCGCTAAAGTAGCCGCCGCTAACGAAGTAAATATCTGGCAAGGAGTAGGAAGTAACTCTGGAGAATTTGACGGATTGTTAACGCAAATCTTAGCAGACCCTGCACTTCCAGTTGCTCAAAACATCGCAGGTGGTACTATCAACGCGGGTAACGTAATAGCGGCTATTACTTCCGTAGTAAACGTTATTCCTGCCGCTTTGTATGGTAACCCTAATCTTAGAATCTACGCTTCGCAAAACGTTGTTAAAGCATACGTTCACGCTTTAGGTGGTTTCTCGGTATTGGCTACTTCAAATAGTGGTGTTAACGCACAAGGTCCAACTTGGTATAACAACGGAGCGTTGACTTTTGACGGAGTTCAAATTTTCCTTGCTGAAGGTTTGCCAAATAACACAATGGTAGCGGCTACGGTTGACAATCTTTACTTCGGTACTTCTTTGTTGAGCGACGCTCAAGAAGTTAGAGTAATTGATACTTCGGCTACTCTAGGAGACGATAACGTTCGTTTGGTTATGAGAATGGCTGCGGGAGCAACTTACGGAATCATCGAAGACATCGTAGTTTACTCTTAATTATTTAGGGGGTTGAAACATACCCCCTTTTATTTATTCACACTAAAAAAAATATAAATTATGAGTTGCGATATTTCACAAGGTAGATTAGAAGCGTGCAAGGATTCAGTTGCAGGCTTACAAGCTATTTACTTCATTAACTACGGACTTTTTGATCCTTCAACCGACGTAACATACGATACGACTACTGGGTACGAAGACCAAATTACTGCGATTGCGTTACCTACTTTGCCAGTTTCAAATATCTTTAAATTTGAATTAAAAGGTGCAAACGTATTCGATACGACAATTACTTCTAGCCGTGAAAACGGAACTACTTTCTTTGAGCAAGTTTTGACTATTCAATTAAAGAAACAAGACCCTGTAACTACTAAAACGGTTAAATTGCTTTCTTACGGACGTCCACAAATCATCGTAAGAACAAATACAAACCAATTCTTTATTGCAGGACTTGAAAGAGGTATGGACGTTACTGCGGGTAAAATTGCAAACGGAACAAACTTGGGGGATATGAGCGGTTACGAATTGACTTTTACAGGTCAAGAC